AAGCATCTGGATATCCTGTGGATATAAAGTTCGTTGTATTAGAACTGCTTAAAGCATCTATAGTGCCATAGTATGTTAATTGTAGCATATAACTTGCGTCAGGGGTAGGTGCTAACTCTAATGAATTATCTACAATTGCATAATAAATTGGTTGACCAGTAACATTGTTATTAGCTTTTCTATATACATCTAGTGATTCTAAAGACTGTTGAAATAATGGTCTAAAGTCATTTGATGTTATTTCTACATTAATAGCTTCTAACCAATCTGTTGGTAAGCTCATGTATTGAGCGTCTGCTGTAGCAGTTGCACGCTTTACCATGTCTTTATTTCTTAATCTTCTGTTAAATTCTGATTCTGTTGCATCTATAAAGAAATCTAACTGATCTGTTAAATCTGACCTGTTTAAGAAATTTGCAATATTAGTTTTTAATTCATCGTATGTCATACTTTACCTTTCCATGTTCTAAATGGTTTGTTATCTGAATGGTTTAGCCATCTCTTCCATTGCGCAGAATCTTGCGCCCATCCTTCTCGGACTGCTCTTTGATATACTACCATTGGTATTTCTGCCACATGGCGCAAATCTTTACCAGGTGTATATTCAGATAGATTTTTTACATAATCTAAAGTTGGCTGTATGTTCTGTTGTGTATGATAAACAACTTTCTCATCTTCTGTTGCGAATACAGACTTAAAGCCTTTCTTATGATCTATTAATGTTGTCTTTGCCATGTGTAGATTTTAGCACAAAAAAAAGGGATGCCGAAACATCCCTTTAAGCTAATTGACTAAACTTATGATTCGTTTAAGTCAGCAACGATTCCGTGTGCAGCTTCGTTAGATACTTCTAAACCATACTCACATACAATCATTTTTGTTTCAGCATCGCCTATTGTAGCAATATCAACAGTTTTAAAGTCTCTTAAGAAAGATACTTTAGCAAACTCTGGATCTACTAATAGTAATGATGCTTCTCTTGATCTGTTTGATGGAACGATTTTTAGTTCACCAAAGTCAGATGAGTATACAGATACTGAAGCTTCAACTGTGTTTGCATCAACAAACTGTCTAGCTTGAGTTCTACCTGTGAAACCAGAGATAACTTGTTTGTTATGTGGACCACATATAGCCATTGAAGGCTCAGCTCCGTTACCAAACATAGTTTGTAGAACGCCTTTTAAAAGGTCTTCTGTTAAGTCTCTGTCTGTTCCATCAACTGGAGCAGCACCGCCACCAGCACCTGAACCACCAGAACCTCTGGATACGTTAGATGTTAGCCATGATTCAAAACCACCAGTTACCCTAGCTGTTGTAGCGTCACCAGTTGTTTTAGCACCGTTTTGACATAAAGCTTCTTCCATGTCTCTTTTCAATGCTTTAGCCATAATAGCTAATTGATGAGCCATTTCTGATCTTTTGCCAGCTGGGTCTGAAGCGTCTTGAGAACCAGTTACAGTTGCGTCTCTTTTTGAGATCATTGCAACGTTACTTACTCTAGTTGTCGCTGTAGCAGTAGATCTTGATAGTTCAAAACCCTCTAGCTGTCCAGAAGCACTTGGAGTAGGTAAGACTTCTGTCTGCCAATCAAACACTACGTTTTTAATATTTCTTTTTCCGATTGATGACATAAACGGAGTTTGCATTGGAGAGATGTTGTAAATAATATTACTTAAATCTTCTCTGTCAGCTGTTGCCGAATATGTGTCAAATGCGTTAGTTACCTTTGCCATTTTTATATTCCTTTATAAAATTAAATTAATTGTTCAAAAACTTTAGCTGCGTCTTGGACTTTTCCAGACTTAGCTAACCTTTGTTTTGCTTTCTTCACAGGTGCTGCCGATTTAGGTCGGTTAGTAGTTCCAGGTCTAGCCACTCTTGCTGGTGCTTTTTGTGTTGGTTTTTTCTTTGTGGCTTCAACTGTTTTAGAGTTTAACCAAGCATTTCTTAAACCAAGCAAAGCACGATAATCATAAACCTGTTGTATTTCTTCTGGAGTGTACTCCAAAAAATTTACAGCATATTCGCTTATAGCAGCTTTTTCTTTGGCAGCAACCTCTGGGTTTTGCCATTCTGGGATTATTTCAAGAAGCTTTTGATTGCCGTATTCAACAAACTGTTGAAGTTGTGTTTGCTGTTTAACCATTGCTTCTTGTTGAAGCCTTTGTTGTTCAGCACTTACAGCACTAAGCTTTTCTTTCTTTTCATCCCAAAGCTGTTTTTCGCGAACATACCCAACAGGATCATCTTCGTACAAAGTGTTCCAGTCTGGTTCGTTAGCCAGTTCGCCCTTTAATTGGGCTTCCATCTTCGGTAACAACTGCGAATAAATCGCATCTCTTTGCGCTAACTCTGCTTGCTGCTGCTCAATAGTCTTACGCTGTTGAGAGAGTTCTTGTGTTTTACGCGTATAATCTTGCTGACGAGAATATCCATTGACGAGTTCCTCTTGCGTGACTTCTACCTCTTGGCCATCTACTTTTACAGTAAATGTTTGAAGTTGCGGAGCTTCCTCTTCAACATCGGTTTGTTCTTCATCCAGTTCTTCTTCATAGTCATCTTCTAATTCATCTGCAATTTCTTGATCAATTTCTTCATCAACAAATTCAGAATCATCTTCGATAACTTCTTCTTGTGTTACTTCTTCTGTTTCTGTGACTGCATCTTCAACCTTATCCTCTTCAGGGGTTAAGAAACTTTCAAACATCGAAGTAGTAACTTCCTTATCAGTTTGTAAAGCAGTCGGTTTATCCGTTATTGCCATAATAAATACTCCTTATGTATTTAAGAGTATTTTAGCTTAATAATGTGTAAAAAGGGAAGGTTTAACCAATATTTCTAATTTTGTTTATATTGGCTTTTGTAAGTTTGCCTTTCTCAGCAATGATACGCAGATGTCTTTCAACCTCTGGTAATAGTAATAATGACCTGTGGATATCTTCTCTAGCATTAACATCATCTATCTCTCTTGAGTTTAACCAATGAGTAATGTATTCGTTTTTAAGATTTTCTACCGCTTCTTTAAAAACTTCTGAGGTTAATATTTGTTCTGCTTGTGCGGCTTTAACTACTTCTTCGTGTGATACTGACATTAAAATAATCCCATAGGCAATTGTTGATCTACAGAAAATCTACCGCCAGTTGGTTGTTTAAAACCAGCAAGTTGTTCTTCTAGTTGTGCAAGTCTTGTGTCATAAGCAGATAAATCTGGTTGTTGGAAAGTTGGCATATCAATACCAGCTATAGCTTTAGATATATCATCTTGTGTTACAAATTTAGAAACATCTGGAACTTGTTGTTGTGGTATAGACATTAATATATCTTGCTTTAAAACGCTTGGGTCAAAACTTGGTATATCTTCTAACCTTGCAAGACCGCTTATATCAGGAATATTAATACTTCCTCTCATATCTTCCATAAGTTCTTTTCTTAATGCTTCTTGGTCAAAAGTAGGCATTGTTGGTATATCTTCTAACCTTGCAAAACCAGATAAATCAGGTGCTTGGTATTGTGGGATATCTTCTAGTCTAGCTAAACCAGATAAATCAGGCATTTGTGGTATATTAATGCTGCCCCTCATATCTTCAATCAACTCTTTTCTCAACGCCTCTTCATCAAAAATATTGGGTGCTGGTAAATCTTCTTTAGTAATGAACTTTGATAAATCAGGTTGTTCAAAGGTTGGCATACTTTCAGCTATTCGCTCTTGTACTATTTTGTCTATAGCTTCTTGATCAAAACCACCACCAAATAATTTACCTATGTTTAGTAAGTTACTTAAAGGAGGAAAGTCTTGTTTTCTATCTACAGGTATATTTACACCACCGATACCTGTTCCTAAGAAATCAACATCATCACCCCTGCGATCTATAGAACGAGGAGGTGGAGGTGGTGCTGGCATGTCTTTTGGTCTGTTTAATTGTTCTTGTGTATAACCCATTGGTTGTTCTGGGGAATAACTTACACCTGGTGCGATAACTTGTGACATTGGTATGCCACCTGCTATAGAACGTGCATAGTCAAAACCACTTGAATATGTTGGGTCAGACATTGGTATTGTGTAGCTACCAAAATCATCTGGACCTAATTGTGGTCCTTGTTGTTGTTGTCTTATGTCTGCAATTTGACCAAGAAAAGAACCTTTGCCTCTACCAACATTATTTAAGTTAGCTATATTAGCAGAGCCTAAACCCAAGTTACCGCCTAATAACGAACTGATATCGCCTAATGCTGCTATATATTCCTTAGGATCTTCTGATTTTATTGCCATATTAACCTGTTATTAACTTGTCCATTTTTTCGTCTAGTTTGTCTAAACGATCTATAACTCTGTCTATGCTGATTGTTAATTCAACCTTAGTTACATAATCTTTTGCAACTTCTTCGCGAGTCTTATTGAGAAGTATATCAACTCTTTTCAATTCTGTCGCGTTAGTTCTTATGCTGTGGACTATAGGAGCAAAGATTAAAGTAATAATTATATTCCAATACATCATTGGGTCCATGCTAATAACTCCAGATATGTGGTCTTGGGCGACCTTGTGAATCTTTGGATATATCTAAGTGTATAAATCTAGCACCACCTTTTTGGTTAACTCCAATACCAGTAAAACCATGGTCTCTAGCTTTGGATATAATCTCTAATGCTTGCTTGCCTCTAACACCTATATCGGCTGCTAGACCAACAGCGTGTGTGCCTGGTTTTGATTTGTTTATTTCTACAGGATGTTCAGCACATCTATAACCACTTGTTATCTTAAATGGAAAACCACAATCAGTTCTAAGTGCTTGTAGTTTATCTATAAGCTCATGTTCTATTTTGTTTTCACCACAATGCTTACAAGCAAATTCTTCTAGTTTAAAGTTATTCCAACTCATCTAGCAACTCCTTTAGTTTTTTCAAATGTTCTAAGTCCGCCAAGTCCTAACATACCCATCAATACAGTCATTAGCGATCCCATGTCAAAGGATGGTAATACAAAAGATATTCCAAATGCTGAGAGTGCGAAGATAATAATAGGCTGAAGCAAAAAGTGATAAAGCAAAGCAATACCGCAAGTCCAACCCACAAATGGCCGCCAGCCGCTAACAAATATAGACTTATGGCCAGCTTCAATTTTATTAATTTCCACTTGAGCCATATTTGCTTTATGTAGTTCTGTTTTAAGTTCATGGTTTAGTTTTGCCTGTAAGTCCTTATCAGGTACTAGCTTACTAACTATGTCACTTACTGGACCTATTAGCTTGTCAATCATTTTTTATTTTTCTTTGTTTTCTTCTTTGGTGGTCTACCTACTTTACTTCCGTATGTTCCTTTTCCTTTTGGCATAATGTTTCCTCGTCTATTGTATATATCGATAGTTTTTGGCTTTTGCCTTTAACACTTATCGGTTTTAATAATTTTAACTTAAATTTACAATTTATGGCAGTAGAATAACCAATCAATATGTCTTTTCCTACTTCTTTGGTTGCTGATTCTAGTCTTGCAGCTGTATTCACGCAGTCACCAATAGCAGAATAATCAAACCTAGTATCGCTACCCATGTTGCCTATAACAGCTTCACCAGTATTAATACCTATACCTATTTCTATGCCTAGTCCTGCTTTCTTCATGTTTTTAGTTATTTCTATTGCTGTCTCTACTGCTTTGTTTCTATGATTGTCTAAATCTATGGGTGCATTGAATATAGCCATCATTGCATCACCAATATATTTATCTACCATGCCACCATATTTTTGCACAGCGTTTGATTGTATGGTCAAAGCCTTGTTCATAATCTTAGTTACTTCTTCTGGAGTTAATCTTTCTGACAAAGATGTAAAACCTCTAACATCTGTAAATAAAAATGTTGCTTCTTTTTTCTCACCACCAAGTTTTAACAAACTAGGATTGTCTTGTAATTGTTTTACTTGTCTTGGATCTAAGTAATGTTCAAACTGTTTTTTAATTTGTTGACGCAATTTATATTGCTTTTTGTAGTTAATATAGAAGGCAATGGTAGAAGTTATGATTTGTGAGATAAAAGTCCATGAAAAATCTATTAAATAACCCTTCTGAACGCTAAAAGCTCCTAAGAAGCCTGTGGTGAAGAGCAAAATTACAGCGATACTTAGACCCTTAACCACACCGAGATAATTGATTACAAGCCATGTCAACGACACGAAAATTCCAAAAATCAAAATTTCAGCCACCAATGACCATTCTGGAATCCTTGGAGAGTTTTCTATAAGAATTGACTCAGATAATGCTGCTTGAATTTTGTGTGGTTCTAATAATCCAGTTGGAGTTGCAATTTGTGGCATGATTCCTGGTGCGGTAATTCCAAGAAATACAAACTTACCAGCAACATTCATTTCTTGTAAATCTGTTTGTGGTGTATCTACCCAACTAATCCACTTACGACCAAGGTTGTCTGTTTTGATCGGTGGTATTCCTCTAACTGATATTTCCTGTATTCCATTATCACTGGTTTTTATAATGTAAGTTCTTGCATCTGTTAGTGCTTTTAATACCTCTGTACCAAAAGAAGAAACATAACCATCTGGTGTTTTAAGTAGCAAAGGTATTCTTCTGACTAGATTATCAACATCGGTGGGTGCAGCAGATATACCTTCTTGTATATAGTTAGTTCTAAGGTTGTGAGTATTCTGTACTACACCCTTTGCAAGCATACCACCAACATCAGGTCCTTTGATGACTGTACCAACTGTTTTTGGGTATATTTGATTTGGGTATTCAAATGAAGCTAAAATCGATGTACCATGTCTTAAGGACTCCGCAAAAAATTCATCACCACCAAATCTATCTGGATGCGGAAAACTAACAACCCAACCTACACCTAATGCACCAGCATCTATAATCTGTTTATGTATTTCACCTAGTCTTTGCCTTGGTATAGGCCAACCGCCTTCTGTATCTATATCTTCTTCGGTTATGTTAAGAATAGTAAAGTAGCCAGAAGGATCTTGTGTGGGTACAAGATAGTCAAATACTTTTAGTTTTAATGTTTCTGTTGGCGTTGACTGATATAAGACAGGCAACACTAGTATTATAAGTATGGTGAATAGTAGTCGCTTCATTAATTACTTTGAGTGATTTTAATAGTGCTGCCAGTACCACCATTTATTTTAATAACATTGGATGCACCATCTTGTATAAAGATAACAGTATAACTACCAGCAGAGTCTATATCTACTCTAGCTGTATCACTCACGCTACGCATAAGTGTTAATACTTCTCCTGTTATAAAAGATGTTATTTGGGTGCCTAAGTCTTGACCTAGTTTAGTACCAACAATATTAGTAGATGTGGCATCTTGTGCTAGCTGATCTTCTTGTTGTATTTCTTGTAGTGCGTCTATAACATCTAGTAAATCTTCTAAGAAGTTTACATCAAGATAGTTTATATCTAGCTCTGTAAACTCTAGCTCTTTCCCTGAGTCTAAGAAATCTTCTTCTAAAAAGTCCTCATCTAAACCATCAAAGTCTAATATGTTTTTCTTTTTGGTTTGTGTTGTTTCTTCTGCAACTACCTCTTCTTTAGGCGGATTAACAATAAGCATGTTGTCTATAAGGTCTAGTGTTAGGTCTAAGATGACAGGTGAGCTGGGTGATTTCTCAAAGACATCTACCGTTGTAGCTTCGTAGGGTTTGTTTAGTGTAACCGTACCCATAGCTGTAGTTACCAATATCTCACCACTAGAATTACCAAATTCATCTGGTAAAAGTATTAGCAAAGACCTGCCTATTTCATCTACGGTAACTGTAAAATCAGTACCACGAATTGCTATGTTTGCTGTGGGTGTTTTAAGATCTATATTGTTTTTATCTATCTTGTTTAGACCGCCAGTAATAAATCTAGCTGTACCAAGACCAAAGGTAATAGCCATTTTAGATTTGCTGGGGTTGGGGTCAAAGATGTATTCATCTATGGTGAGCTGTGAGTTTTCTGTAAGTCTTACTTTGGAGTTATCTAGGAACGTAATAGCCATACGACCATTAGTCGTAACTGCTTCATCATTTTGTTGTATATCAAAAGACTCTGTTGCCTTATAAGGCTTGTCTCTTAGTATTTGTGCTGAACCGTTTAGTTCAGATATATTTCCTATATCAACAGCTGGTGCTTGTTCCGCCATCGTTCTGAACGACACAAATAGTACCGTTAGAACCAGTAGAGTTAATCTGTAGCCAATCAGAAGCAAGAGTTGACGACTGTATGATATTGAATGTTCTGCTGTTTCCTGTTTGGTCAAGATAGAAATATCCACCTGCATATCCGCTTCCTGTAAAGTTTACTGTATTGCTATCACCGTCTACATCTACATAGCTAGTAGCACCATCATAGTTTATATCAAAATCAAACGTGTTTCCGTCTCCGTTAATAATCCAGTCTAAGTCAAGACCAGAAGCTAATGCTGTTGTACCTGTGTCTAATGTAAATGTATTAGAACTACCAGTTACATCTACATTGTAATCTGAGTTATCAATACCATAAGTACTTGTAGGATCAGCTTGTATAGTAAAGGTATTACTATCTCCATCAAACTCAAACAATCCTGTTACGCTATCTCCGTATATATCACCTAAAAATTTATTAGTATTACCTATTTGGTTTATATCTAAGGTTAGATTAATACCATCAAGATCAAATGCTGTTAGCGTTCCAGCAACAGAGTTTAAACCACCAATAATGTTAGATGATCCTAACTGTTCTAAGTCTATGTTTGCTGTTGCACCGCTTTGGTCAACATATATTTCATTGTCAGCTGCATACGCAGATAAACCAGCAAGGGTTAATCCCAATATGCTGTAGTAACTTATTATTCCTAAATCATTCTTGCTCATCAATATTCCAATATCCTTTGGTTGTTCCTTCTTTAATTGTTTCTAAAACAGCGGTTTCTATTGCTGTTTGTAGTGCTATATTGATTGACTCGTTCCTGACTAAACCGTTTTCTATTTCCACTAGTTCGGTATTGTCAGTAATAAAACGAAATATATCTTGATCGATAGATGCACTTAATATCGTTTTAGTTACTAATACTTCTAGTAACACTCTACCTGTACTTACAGATACAGTTCGTAAAGATATGGTTACGGTGTCTTGCTTGTATTGCCTAGACATTCCAATGCCTAAATACCTAGCGCCTGCACCCCCAGACTTTACATTACTTTCGTATGATATCACGCCACCTTGCATTATCAAACCAGCGAATAATAAATCTGGTAACTTCTGCTTTTCTTTGTTTTGTTGCCTGGCGCTCCTAATGATTTGTCGCTCTTTGGTTACATTGTCTAAACCAACACGCTCAACCACATCAAAGAAGCCATTATTACTACTGCCTGCGTGTTTTAAGGCTCTAATCAGGTAGGCATCTGGTGCCTGCGTTACCGCAGATGAAAAGGTTGCATAAGCACTATTACTTCTTCTTTGCCCTGTTTGGTCTGTAAAAGAACCTTGGTATATAGCTACGACTGGCTTTACTTTGTTGCCTGCTTGTATATTCGCAAGACCAGGTACAAGCAACGAGCCTATCGTTGGCTTTTCTATTTTTTGAATTGGAGGTAAGTTATTTTCTAACGGATCTATTATTAATGCGCAACTAGAAAGTAAAACTACCGATAGGGAGAGATATAGTTGTCGTATTACCATCTGAGTCAGTTATGTTTAAAGTTATAATTCCGTCTACAACATTATACTCTATAGTATTTCCTTCTAAACTTAAAACACCACTATCACTTGGAGTTTCACCAAATAAATTTTCTACAAGCTGTCTTGATAGTTGTGCATAGATTCTTGACTCTAGGTTTCTTATAAATCTTGCAAGAGTGGTGTTTTCTTTATCTCTTTCTATCTCTTCTTGTAATGCTTTTATTTCTGCTTTAAGCGCTTGCTTCCGATTGAACTGTTGGTTTTCTATGGTTAGATAATGTGCAGATGTGCCTACACCAGAGAATGATGGAGACTTAAATTTATGTACCATCTCGTCTGCATTTAAGCTTTGACCAATAACCATTAAAAACATTATTGCACCCATAAAACAACACCATATAGCTATTCTAGTTTTAGCAGATTCTTCTTGTTCTATTTCTCTTCTTGTAAGTTTTCTTTTGTATACACTTGCCATTAGTCCTTCCTTTTATCTCTTCTTCCTGCTTTGGCAATCTTATTAGTGTCAATTAACTGAGGTACGCCTAGCATTGTTTTAATCATAGTATCTTGTCTAATGATTTCATTATCCAAAGACCTAACTCTATCTATTAATGCTACTAGAATACCGTGTTGTGTGTCTAGTTTTGTGCCAAGGCGATCTTCCATGGCGTTTATGGATGTGTTGACTTTATCATCTACGGTATCAAGTTTAGTCTCCATACCGTCAATGATTCTGTTGATAAGTTTCCAAACAAAAACACCAAGGCCTAGCGCTGCGGCAATAGGAAATCCTAGTTCGGTTATAAGAACTACGACATCATTCATGGTTTACTTTTTCTTAGCTGTTTTCTTGGCTTTCTTAAAATCTTTAGCTGTAGGTGCGCCTTTAGTTCCAGGCTTTCTCATGGTTTCACCAGAGCCTTTTTTGATTCTTTTTCTTTTAGCGTGGATGTTTGCGTATAGTCCTTTTGGCATAGTTATCTCCTTATTTTCTTTTTGATTTAGCTCCAGAACATTTCCATCTTTTTCTTGATAGGTTGTTAGGAGTGTTAGGATCGTTTTGTTTTTTCTTAGATAATCTTTTCTTTATACCAAGACTTCTAGCGCAATATGAATCACCTTTAGATGTTCCTGGCTTAACTCTAGGTCCACCACCTTTGGCTTTACCTGCTTGGCCGTAACTTACCTTTTTACCAGATGCAGTTACTTTGACTTTTGCTTTCCCTCTTCTTGGTGTTGCCATTATTGTTTTCCTACTGGGAAATAGCCAAACTCATTTACATCGTTTGCATCCCATATTAAATCTTTAACTTTTACTTTTTGTTTGATAACTTTTCCAGCTTTATCACCTCTGCGACCATAACCAGATAATGCGTGCAACTCTGCATATTTTGGACTTAAAGTAACAAAATCGCCTTTGTTTATATTTTTAACATTTTTAGGTACTGCCCTATAGATTACAACTTCTGCGTTTGGTTTATTTTTTGCTTTTAATATCATATTGTAACTTTGTTGGTTAGCTATACCATATTCGTCATTTGCTGTTCTTGGCCCTGGTGAGTATATTCTTTGCCCTTTAGGCGTATAAAAATCGCTTGGGTAACCTGCTCTATTTCCAGATATATCTTTCGTTAAATCATCTAATCTTATGGCATCAGGCTCTAGTCCCCTAGCTTGGTGTTGCATCCTGTACGATGTATCTACTTCTTTTGTTTTTTTTCCAGGTTTTAAAACAACATCATGTCCTTTAGCGTCTCTCATTTTTCTAACTTGCAAATAATTGTCTCGTGAAACCTTGTCACCTTTATTCCCCATAATTTTATTTAATCTTTGTGTTGCATCTGACAAAGTTTCTCCAGGTTTTACTAAATCTTTTGCTTTAAGAGCAACCTTTGCAGTTTTAACTGCTGGAATCATAGATAAAGTTTCCATGGGAGTTTCTGGTATTAACAGTCCTTTTATGCCACGACCTAATTGCTGAAACTTTTTTATAACAGGATCAGAACTTAACTGACTTTTTTGTGCCTGTATGGTTTCATAAGGACTTAGTGGCGTAATAGAACCTACATCTGGAGTCGTAGAACCAACAGCACCTCTCGGTTGCTTGGTTAGCAATATACGCTGTAATTCTTGCAAAGACTCTGGTGTCATTTCTTCTTCCTTGGTCTACCTCTTTTTTTAACAACTGGTGCTGGTGTCATAAGATTATCAAACCAGTTTAAAAATTTATGTATCGTTTCTTTTAACCATACCCATGCTTTAGTTATATATTTCATTAGTGTATTGTCCTCTCTTCATAATATATGATTTCAGAATCTTTGTTTACTTCACCGCCTGACATAACCGACATAATTTGTAATGCGTGGTTTTTATTTTTTGCTCTTATTTCTTTACCTACATAAACCATGTCATCTACCATAACTTCAATATCAAATATTTTGTTGTGGGCCATTGTTTGTAAATAATCCTTGAGCTTGAGCTTTTGCATTTTGTCTTATTCCTTCTCTATCTCGTTCCATAACTGCATTAATTTCTGCAATGTTTATTTGTGCGCCATACTTAGCTTGTAGCTCCATAGCTTTTACTCTTAGTTGTGCTTCTTCTATATCTCTTTGTCTGTCATCGTCCATGATGATTTTCATTCTATCTGTTTCAGCATCAATCATAGCTTTCTGTGCGCTTACTTGTGCCTTCATTGCTTCAGCCTGTGCAAGCATTTCTGCTGCATCTGGTTTAGGTGGCTCTTGCGGTTGCGGAGGCATAGGCGGAACTTCTGTATTCACAAAGGATTGTGCATCTTGGAAGCCTGCTAGCTCGATCATTCTTGTTAGGGTGTTAGCATATTGTTGCATTGACACTAGAGGATTCTGTGGCCCTAGTGTTTGCATGATTTGTTCTTGTTTTGATGCTAGACCTGTTAAAACTTGGAACTTTTCTTGGTCAGATGACTTAGATATAGCTACATTGACTACCATATCCTTGTCTGAGTCCCAATATCTTGGGTCTACAGGTATAAATTTACCGTTTAATCTAAAGACATCTTGTGCTTCTTGGTGCTTGATTACCAAGTTATTGACTGTTTTAAACATGGTTTTTAAGCCACCTTCAGCAAAATGTCTGCATATAAGCTCTACTCTACCTTGCGCACCGCTCATAGTAGCTGATATAGCTGCGGAAGTTGTAGATTGTAAGGCTTCTGCGTTTAGTCCTGCACTTGCTTTAGATACACCAGTTCTGTTTTCTTTGGCTTCGTCTAAATATCCTAGGACTGGGAAAGCTTCTTTACCAACAAAAGGTACAGCAAATGGTTGTACCATTCCTGGCGCTCTCATTCTAATTGGCTGACCAATATCTGTATTGAGTACATCGTCTATGTTTACTTGACCCTCAACAACTCCCATTCTTGGGAAGATTGAATGACCAAGAGAATCTAGGGTATCACGCATAATTTGTGATTTAGCCGCTTGGATTGGCTTTAAGTAATCAGCAGGACAAGATCCTATTGCTGTGTGTGGTTCTGGGTCAGGACAGAACATACATATAGGTAGTTCGTCTAATGGTTCTACATTAAGAACTTCTAAGCCATTACCTGCTGTGCAAACTTTGATTCGCTCATCAATACCATCATCGTCATAGTCATAGTATAAATAATGCTCTACATATAAAACATCTTTACCACCAGCATCGTTTCTATCTGGGTATACCATGTTGTCAAATGGGTTTCTTGCTTCTTGTTCTTCGTAGCTTTCTGGGTCAAGTGCGCTGCCGCCATAACCTGCATACTGTTCCATCTCTTCTTGGTCGTAGCCCATAGCTACTAGGTCGGACACAGATTTAATCATGCGGTGTGCAACGTAAGAAGCTGTCTCTATATCGCGCGCGTGTCTAGATATAAGCACCTCTTCTGGTGGTACTGATTCAATACATACCTGGTCTTTTGGTTTTAATCTTCTAATTTTTAGATCATAACTTGCTGGTATTTCTTGGGTAACTTCTTCGCCAGTCATAGGGTCTATAGTTATGATTGTTTCTTGGGTGACTGATTCTTCTATCACTTCTACGTTCTTATCCATGATTAATGCTTGGTAAGATTGTGGGTCTATGTTGGTAAATTCGTGTGTTGTTGCAGTTACGCTGTCATCCCAAAATACTTTTACAAAACCAGTCTTTCTGACTAACGCATCTTTAAAAACGTCATACAAAACTTGGAAACCAGGATTCTTTTGTTGTATGACATAGTTAATATAATCTGTTTGTTGTTGTGCAACCTCTATATCTTCTGGTCCTTTAGGTACAAATTCAACAATCTTTTTAGTACCAAAGAAAGTACGCATGATTGATGGCAACATAAATAAAACACTTTCTCTTACATCTGTAGATACAAACTCTGACTGCATAGAGCTAGTACCTTCTGGCTCTGTACCAAGGTAATATTCTGTTGATTCAGCTCTTTCTGCGCCTACTTGGTGTATGAAATCTTTAGCATCATCCATCTCGGACTTAATCACGCCTACAAGATCAATCATATCTGTTTCTTCTTGGACGACTGCTTTTATTTCTTCTTCGTTGTACTTCTTTGCCATACTTTATTCCTGTAAAAGTCCTTTGTAATATTCTTTAAACTCTTGTGGTTTATAATTTTTAGAAAAATCTAAAGCTGCATCTTTATTTTTACCAAAAGAAACAACATTACCAGATTTCTTTGCATACTCTAAAGCTTGATCTTCATTTAGATTTAACTTTTTATAATTACCATCTTCAAAAACTATGTTTGGATAAGCAAACCAGTTACCTTCTTTGTCTGGTGTAGCAGACATAAAATGTGTTTGCATCCTACCAGCTTCATCCAAAATACTAGGAACTGGATAGTCTTGCGGATTAATAACTCTATCTACAAAAGGTACATTTTTGTTTTGATACAATGTTCCCATATTTTGTATGTTCATCATTTTTATTAAATCTTCAACTTTGTAATCCATTTATCCTATTCTAATTATTTTAGATTTGAGCGGTTGTCTGAAATTATAACCTAAAAAGCTAGTGCTTCCACCAAAACTTGCAGCCGAGGATGCCATCGTCAGCGCGAGCGCATCCGCCTTGTCTGGAGACTTAATTCCACGCTTACGCATTTCGTCTTTGCTTTCAATTTTTATTTTACCTGTAGACGTATATTTATACAAAGGCGATGCTAGTTCTGCGACCAACTCATCATCGTGCGGAATCCTGCAATCTCTTTGCACCAACCAGTCTTTAATCGCAAACCATAATTCAGCGCGCAAGTTTAAATAATTTTTCTTGCTTGATGGTGCCTCCGCGACATTGACTCCGCGCACTGGTAAGTTCTGCTCCGCGAGTCTATCCACCACGCCTGCGCCCAAACCAATCACATCAATTAATATTTCCTGCGGTCGCTCTATCGCAGTAGATTCGTCATACATATTCTTAATCACACCACATAACTGCATCAAATCCATAGACTTAAACGACTTAATACTCATCACATGGTTACCCTGTCGTATACATAGCGCAGAGTTATCTCCGCCAAACCTAGCGACATCCAGTCCCCATATAATAGGTGCGTTAGCTGCAAGAGAGACATCCCTATCAACTGCTGCTTTGACCAAGCCCATAGGTATGACAGTATCATCGTCTGCGGATGGAAACTCGCCCATCACCTCCACGCGCGCGACTGTGGAATCTTCGCCGTACTGCTCAATCATCGTTTGAAAGAGCTTTTGGTCGGTGCCTTCTACCGTGCGCGAGTCTATTTGCTCGTTCTTCCAGAAGGATTGCTTAGAATTAAAGCTGTCGTAGAATGGCCCAGTGTTTCGGCGTGGGTTGGAGAAAGTAAACCAATAGCGGTCGCGCGTGGGTTCGGAGAAGAACCCTTCGCTGACCGAGTAAATAGGAGAAGGAATACCTGATGCTTCATCCATTATCAAGCATACGCCGTAAGATGAATGGATGCCTGCAAACGCATCTGGGTTTTCCTCACTCCATAACTGTGCCTGCGCGTAATAATAACCAGTGTCAATCTTGAGGTCGTTTATTAGCGCATCTTCAAACCATTGTGCTGGTTTAATTGTGGTAGCTGTCTTGGTAAACCAATGAGAGTTAATAGATAGTGTTAGCCACTTACCAAGTTCAGCCCATGTTCTTGAACGAAGCTGTTGCTCGGTGTTAGCGGTTACGATTATGGTAGAACCAAGTCTAGTAGATAACATCCATATTATGATCCATGCGACAAGTGCGGACTTACCAATACCACGACCTGATGCTACGGCTAGTCTAAACATCTCTGGTAGATCTAATACATTGTTTCGTTCAATGTGTATTGCCATTTCTCGTAAAATTTTTTCCTGCCACTTTCTTGGTCCTTTGAAATCTTCAAGGGGGGTGTCTTTTTGACCCCATGGGAACACATACTTAACAAAGTTTACTGGGTTGTCTTTAATTGGTCCTGACCATAGTTCGGTCATCAATTCCTTTTCTAGTTTTACGCCGTATTTCATATTAAAAAAAAATTAAAAAATTTTAGTTGAGTAGTTATACATATATCACCACCGCCACGCAACGAAAGGGGGGGGGTCAAATGCGATTTATTGAGAGAATTTTGCATTAGTTAAA